TATGAATCAGCTCCTGGTGTTATTTCTGCAATACCATCAAGTCATTTTGCAATATTTAGAGTATATTTATTCCCAAGTAATTTGATAAGAGTTCAATATGGTCAAGCTATTTATCAAACAATGGCTCAAGCCGTTGATGGAATATATAGTGAACAATTCACAACTGAAGACAATATAGCAACTAATGGTTTATTAAGAGCTTATATAATAGTTAAAAACGGAACAACAAGTTTTCTTGATTCAGATCATGTGAAGTTTGTTCCTGCTGATCGTTGGGGTGAAATGCCACTTGGTGGAACAGGATCAACTACTACACTTCAAGGTGCTTATAACAATTCAATTGAACCAGAAATTACAACCAACTCTACTCTTGGTGCTGTAAGTATTCAAAGGGGTTCAGCTGCGGATACTGATAATGTTCTTGAAATTAAAAATGGGTCTGGTGCTGTTACTGCATATATCAAAGGTAACGGAGCATCAAACTTAACCGCTAATGAAACTATTACTCTAACAGGTAATGTTACAGGTAGTGGAACTGGTTCGTTTGATACAACTATTGCTAATGATGTTGTTACTAATACTAAACTCGCAAATATGGGTGCAAACACGATCAAAGGTGCTGTGAGTGCTGGTGATCCCGTTGATCTTACTGCTACACAGGTTCGGACTATTCTCAATGTTGCTGATGGTGCTAATAATTATGTTCACCCAAATCATACTGGTGATGTTACTTCTACAGGTGATGGTGCTACTGTTATTGGTGATAATAAAGTTACACTTGCTAAAATGGCTGACGTTGCAACAGGGACTGTTTTCTATCGTAAAACTGCATCAACAGGTGATCCCGAAGTTCAAACTTTAGCAACACTGAAAACTGATTTAGGTTTAACAGGAACTAACAGTGGTGATCAGACTTCAATTGTTGGGATTACAGGAACTAAAGCTCAGTTCAATACTGCGGTTACTGATGGCGATATTTTGTATGTTGGCGATGTTACAACTAATGCCACCCATACAGGTGATGTTACTGGTGCTACTGCGTTGACTATAGCTGATAACGTCGTTTCAAATGCAAAACTTGCAAACATGGATACAACTACAATTAAAGGTAGAGTTACAGCAGGAACTGGCGACCCTGAAGATCTTACTGCAACTCAGGCAAGAACTGTTATGGATGTTTATTCTAAAACTGAGACCACCAATATAACAAACAGCAAGCAACCTTATCATGGTGTATATCACAATGGAACTAGCTACGAGTCTGATCTGATTTATAATGAGGTTACTGGCGAGTTATATTTCAGTGCACCAACAACTATATATGACCAAACAGGGGTTAAATACACTATTCCAACTACTACGATGTTTGATACAACAGGATTATCTAGCGGAATATATTTTGTCTCAATGAACTCAGCTGGTGTTATAAGTGGCTCAACTACTCCATGGAATCAACTAATTGAATCGCCTATTGCGCTAATCGTTCATAAAAATGGTGGACTCAGTAAAGGTTGGGATGAACGCCATAGGCATTATAGAAATGCCGCTGCAACAAATGCTGCTCATTATTCAGAAGGAACTATTCTAAGAACTAAACCAACAATTGCTGGATTTACTTTAAATGGTACTACTGATGCAGCTAATAGCTATTCGCTTAGCTCTGTAGTTGTTCAAGATGAAGATATCAGCATGATTACAAGAACTAAAACTGAAATCCAAACACTTTCGCAGATACAAGTTGATGCGGGAGGAGATATTGATTTTGTAAGTATTAATGCTCATGGTTATAATGTGGGAACTACATATCCAACAAAACAGGTAACAGCTGGTGGTGGAGGAATTGCTGAGATTACTCCTGTTGTAAATGGAACATATTTCAATATGTATTTGTTAGCAGGAACTTTCTTAGATGAATCTTATCGTTATTTCTTAGCATCTGGATATCAACAATGGAACAAAACAAGTTCAGGAAATACTCTCGCTCTATCTAATGCTATAAGTGCTCTAGCGGGTAATGACTGTCCTGTTTTCAAGAAATTAAATCTTCAGGAAGTTAATACATTCTTGAAATTAACATATTTTTTAAAATCGAGTAATACTCAAATTGGTAAAGCTCAATTAGTAAGTGTTCAGGAAATTACAGGAAATAGACAGCAGAATTTGTCAACCACTGTAACAGGCGCAACACCTGACTTACAATTGGTAACTGATACAGGGGCAACTACTACTAATATCATAACAACTGGTGGTTATATTGATGCTTCTCTAACAAGTGGTGATGTTGTTATTGGTGGTGGAGCTACTAAACTAACAAGTTTATCAAGAAGTGGAATTGATACACGAACAACTTTCCCGACCGTGTTGCTGACTCAGACTGGAACAGCAAAAGTATCAACCGATCTACCTGACTCAGCTACATGGAATAACGGTTGGTCGATGATGGAAGGTGTTACTGGTTGGGGTAACGGTGTCAACCGTGTTGAAGGATTCAAGTATGGTGGATCGCATAATCTACAGTTTGGATGGGGGTCAGTATCGGATGGTGCTCTTCAGTATCGTCATAGTGTTAACAATGCTTGGGGGGTCACTCGAACTATTTGGGACAACACTACGTTTGATCCAACAGCTAAGATGTCTACAGACGGTTCTAATTCAACATCTTTGGTTAGACTGACTGGGAATCTGTATCTTAATGGTTGTAATTTTACAGATCCTAGCGCAAATTATCGGACAATTGGGCTTGATACTCGAAATTCGTTAATATCCTTTGTTAATGGAGTTGTACTAGGATCTAACACCTATGTTAATTCCGCAGGTAACTCATGGGTTAGAAGCACAGACGGGCCTTGCAGTACACTTGAGTCTGGTGTCTATGGTTTATATTTAAACACAGCTGTGACTGGTGTTGTTGGGGTTGCGCCTTCTTGGGTGACTAGATTGCATGTTGATATGAATGGTATTATGTCTATAGGCGCAAACGGCGCACAAAATGCAAAAAATGTTCGTCTTGGCGAAAAACTCAGTATAGTAGGGTCGAACTACGCAGGGATGAGTATTAGTAACTATGACTCCGCTAATGTTTGTGGGGTCATTGATATTAACCGATCAAAATCTACAACTAATGGAACTATGACAGCCGTGGCTAATGGTGATGCGTTGGGGCTAATTGTGTTTCGTGGCACTGATGGAACTCAGTTCTCTAATGGCTCGGTCATACGTTCAGACGTTGATGGAACGGTTAGTACGAATAAAGTCCCAAGTTCAATGTCTCTCCAAAATGTTAGCTCTAATGGAATTACTTATACTTTCCTAAAAGGCTTCGCTAACTCAGATGTAGAGATTGGTAATTCAGCTCAAGGTAAAACAAAGATATTTAATTATGCCACGGACACGGCTTCAACAGCCACAAAACTTGCTAATGGTGCCACAGGGACAACATTAACAAACTTTAATGATTTAAACAGTTTAGGTCTTTATAATCCAACTATATTAACAACAGGAACCAGCACACTTACATTCACTAATGGGTTTACATATAGAATTTTTGGAAGATTGTCACTGTTAGCGGATACTAACCTATTATCTTTCAATAATTCAATTTATTTTGCTAAGATAACAGAGTCATTCTCAATTAGTACCCCGTCAACACCGTTAGTTACTACTGGTTCTCAAGACTGGACAAGTAATACTTTGAATTGTGAATCAGGTCAATACTTTGTTGATATATCAATAACGTATAACACTAATAATAATATGATCCAAGTTCAAGGTACTGTTACTGGCATTAATTCTACCGGTCGAGTTTCTGACCGTTTCTGGGGAGACAAAAAACAAGGTGCCGGAGTGATGCCTACGCAAGTTATCATAGATGTAGGCTCTTATACTAACTCCAAATTACATATTCAGCGTGTACAATAAACAATTTAATAAAAGGAGTTTTAAGATGAGACTTAATCAATATGACGAACTAATGAGAATCAAAGAGATCCGCTTACAACCAATGGATATTGCTTCCCCGCAAGGGGATTGGAAGATGGATATTCTATGGTTATCACTGCATGAAAAGAGTGGTAAGTGGTATGATGGAATGTCTGAAACTTTGTCAGTTCAAGAAGCTATAGCAAGAGGTATTGTAACAATGGAACAAATGCAAGCTGCATATTTATTCCATGCAACAATCGCTGATAATTGGCATTCATCAGTTCCTGTTGTTGAAGAAACAATAAGTTAAGGAGATTAATAGACTCCATGATCAACGAAAGGTCTTGGAGTCATACCAAAGGTACCCTAAATACTAAACAGGAGTGCACAGGTGATATTTTGTAATGATTGTGGTAAAAGTACACTTCGGTGATGTATATTTTACAACGAACATAAACAAAAGGATTTCTGTATGGTTATTGAAGTAGGTTCTATTGTAGGATTATTGACAGTTATTGAAAAAGATAACTCAGGTGCAAACATTATAACAACGACATGGAAGTGCCGTTGTGAATGCGGTTCTATTGTAGTAGCTACGGAAAGGAACCTTAGATATGCACGGATTAAATCATGTGGATGTCTAAAGGAAAAAGTGTTATTGGATAGAAATACTAAACATGGCCTTAGATATCACGAATTGTACGAGGTATGGTTATCTATTAAACAACGTACACTAAACCATAAAAACAAACAATATATAAATTATGGAGGTAGAGGTATAACTATAGATAAAACATGGTCAGATTCATTTGAGACATTCTTAAATGATATGGGTAATAGGACATCTAAGGAACATTCAATTGACCGAATAGATAACAACAGAGGTTATAGTAAAGATAATTGCCGGTGGGTATTAAGATCGCAAAATAACTGCAATCAGAGAATAAGGAACGATGGTTCCTCCAAGTATAAAGGTGTTCACTTTGATAAACAAAATAATAAATGGATTGCTCAATGCTCCTATAAAGGTGTAAGGAAGTATTGTGGTTCCTTTACTTATGAAATAGATGCTGCAGTAGCCTATGACACTGTAGCAGAGTCTTTACAAGGAGAGTTTTCAATCCTAAATAGAGATAATTTTACTGAAGTTATGAAAAGAACCCCAATCATAGAGGTAATGTAATGAAGCTTAATAGAGATCGTGTGATGTTTGCATTTCAGATATTTGATATGGCATCAACAATGATTCAGAGGATCAGAGATCGAAGATTATCACGTAAACTTAAAGAACAGGAGCTTAATGATGGCAAGATACATACCTATTCATTTCGAGATATGGGAAATGGTTCCACCGGAGCTGATAAAACTTCCTGAGGATTATCTTTGGGGATTATTCGATGAAAACCTCCTAATAGTAATAGATAGGTTGCGTGAAGCCCTCAATCGTCCAATAACAGTAAACAACTGGAAGTCTGGTGGGAAGTTCTCACTTAGAGGATTCAGGCCTAAGAATTGTAAGATTGGTGCTCCTAAATCAGCCCATAAACGTGGTTTGGGTTTGGACTTCGAAGTAGAAGGTATGACTGCACAGGAAGTGCGTGATTACATCATCAGTCACCAAAAGATGTTTCCAGAGATCACACGGATGGAGCAAAACAAACTTGTCGACGGTACCCTAGAGCCGTGTTCATGGGTGCATATAGATTGCGTGGATCGAGATGGATGGAAATGGATAAAATTATTTAACGGATAAAATAAGGGGACACATTGACACAATTGTCTATATTACATTAAAACAAAAGAGGTGTGGTATGGAAATAGTATGGAAAAGTGTTGTAGGTTACGAAGGATTGTACGATGTGTCGAATCTTGGAGAAATACGGTGTGTTTGGAGGCAGAGCAAATGGGGTACTCCTATAACAAGGCCAAAAGTGCTTACACCTAGACTAAACAGGCCTAAATACCCTAGGTATAAGATAGCATTATATAAGAACGGCGTAAGAGCGGACGTGAGTCTACACAGACTTGTTGCGGAGGCATTCATCCCTAACGACGAAGGTAAATCAAGCGTAGACCATATTGACACCAATGGGCTTAACAATAATGTTTCAAACTTAAGGTGGGTCACACACAAAGAGAATATGAATAACGAATTAACAAGGGCCAAGTACAGAGGTAAAGTGCTGACAGAATCCCATAAAGCTAATATATCAAAAGGTGTTAGTAGGTACTTAGACCGAAAGATAGACACTGTTGAAACTGGAACAGACGAAATAAAACTATTTAAACCCTAGGAAGTATCAAATGGAAGCCTCAGATATCATTGCAATAGGAACGTTCTTTACAAACCTACCCGGGTATGTTCAGGTGCTCATTACTCTACCGGTGATAATTTACTTAGCAGTAAAGTATCATGCATTCATGGAGTATAAGGTTGCTCGAAAGGCAAACACCCTAACAGCATCATACAGCTACACGGACACTGTGCTGCGGAATATCCTTAGTGAGTCGATCAATAACATGAGAAATATCATGATAGATGCTCGTGGTGGCCCTGATCAGTTGACTGAGTCTGATAAATGGGAGCTTCAAACATGCCGGGCATCTGCCACATCATCATTATTGGTTGAGACCAAAGAGGATATCAAGTCTTTCTTTCAAATAAACGGGTATATCGCTAAGCTTAAGGCTGGTGTGAATATTGATCAGATAGTAATAGACCGGTCATCTAACCTTAGAGATAAATCAGCAGATGTAATCGATGCAGTAGTCAGAACCTCATCACCACTATACAACCACGCAGATCTACGTTTCAGTAAGGATAAATCAGTAGGACTTTACAGAGGATTGGTTGATTACCATTATCAGGAAGTTTTATCAGAGGAACGTGATATCAATGATTGGCTGAAAGATAACTTCGGACCATTAAGTCGATTCTTGAAATACGAACATTAACGGCAGCCCGACAAGTGAATGCTAAAGGAAAAGGACTATGCACATAACCCAAGTGCATAGTCCTTTTTGTTTTACTAATCCCAGTCCTCAATAGAGTCAAATTCATCGACAATAATATTCATCTCTTCTAGTACTTTTTGATTCCATAGAGTTGTGTAATGAGTTCTAGCTCCTGATGCGTGTTCTACGATATGTTTATCAAATGAACATAACTTCATTCCTTTAGGAGTTACCACCCATTCAACACCATTATGAACTTGATATCCATTGATAGCCAATCGCTTATTCATTTCTCTCGCACTAACACCGATAAGCTTCCCAAGATCTGTAGCCTTAAGTTGCTTAGTCTTCATCGATTCAATCTCAGCTTCGAGCTTACGAACCTTATTATTTGCATGAGCTGAATTAGCCATGGCGGTAGCAGTCTTGCGATCGCTTATCTGTCCCTTTGTACGGATAGCCTCATCTCTCTGATCCTCAATCTCCTTCATCTGAATGGCAATCTGCATCATGTAGCTTGAGTCGATTACCAAAGGCGCTTGTACTTGTTTTGACTCAAGATCATCAAGACGTTTGATTACTGCCTTACGTACAACTTTAGACTCACGTACAAGCACCTGTTTAGCTTGGCTGATAGTAAGGTTGAACATAGGCTGCTTTTTGTTCTGAGAGTTTATATATTCGGACGGCAGAATTTCTTGCCGTCCTATTTCTTCCTCAAACTCCTCACGAATAACATCTAATAATGTTTTGTGGTGTATCTCTGACTTCCCTTCGATCTCAGAACGAAACATGTTAATTTGCTCCACAAGTTCTTTACTTGTGATTGTTCCTGTACCACTAAGAATCATCTGTCCCATCTGGAACTCCTTAAATAAAAATAGGTACCAGTAAAAAGAGGGTAGTAGTGGCAGTAGACGCCTCCTCTTAATACTGATACCATGAATTTTTAAATTCCACTAATGTCCTACTACAGACACCATCAATATAACGTCAAATAAGACGTCTGTCAACTATTTATTTTAAATCACCCATTTTTGATACACCTATGAGTGATGCCAATATCCCGATAACAATAAAGACTGCAGCACCAGTCCGTGACTTATCATCCCAACAGTAATCTTGTTTTACTGATGTTGAGTCACACTCATCACTAGATAACACACTTGATACGCATATGATAACAATAAATAACCATTTCATATTGACCCCTTTATTCTTATAGGATAATTTGATTCTGCTGATGCCTGGCATATGTATGTCCATAGTTCATTAAGTGAATTCAATTGATCAACAGTCCAGTGCTCATTACTTTTAATGAACTGCTCCATCAACTCTTCTACTTTCTTAGCAGATGTTTCTTTAACAATATCACCAGAGTGGGACAGGTTAGACTCGTGTCTACTGTTGTAGACAACTTTGATATCTTCGGCTAGTTTTATGTTTATAGATGACAACCCAAGGGCCTTAGCTGATGTTGATAGTTCCAATTTGCTGAGAAAACGAATCTGTTCAAGTGACTCACAAACGAGTTGTTCTACCTGTTGTGTTTTTAAATCCATATTAATCCTCCTCTGAAACTTTATAGTTAGTAAGAGCTTCATAGACATCATTTCTAAGGTATTCCTTGTACAATGATGCCATTCGTTTAATCTCATGTTCCTTGGCTCTCTTGTAAGCTAAATAGGCTTCTTCTTCTGTATCAAACAAACCAATGTGTGTTTCTATACCATCAATGCTTAACTGAGCCCTAAATTTATTACGAGGTTTATGAAAGTGCACACCTATCTTATATTTACCACGTTTTGAGTCGCGTTTTGTAAGAAGGCTATTTATTGATCTAGGGACGAAAGCACATGTGTTTGGTCCATATATCTTGTTACCTTTAACTAGAATGTCCTTATCAAGATGTACAACCTCATCTTGTAATTCATAATAGTTATGGTTGTACCAATCATAAAAGTTCTGATAATCATGCCACTCTGTATCTAGTGTAACACTTCGGTATGTCGGATTTATTTCATGATATTTAGGACTGTACGACCTCTTCAGTATATTTGCCCATGTTGTATACTGTCTAGTAAATTTACCACCTGTCTTCGAAGGCAAATTAGTTGAGCAGTAACCAACTCCATAGACTAAACCAGTTTTTCCTTGTCCTATGTTCATATCATCTCCTCTACAGTGAATACTTGTTTACCAGTTTTCTGATCGATTCCTACAAGTGTAGCATCGATATTGTTTAGTCTCTCATAATCCTCAGCCATCAATCTAACATGACTCGACACAGTAACATTTCTTTTAGCTGCCTGTCTCTCTATCATTTCTTTGAAGTCTATTGAACTTCTCATCTGAATCGTGACCCGATCACTCATTGTACCACCCCTTGGTTAAGTTCTATGTACAATATATGACTATTGTCATGACAAGTCAACTACTAAATGAAAAAGGGCAATCTTTTAGAAATGCCCCATTAAGGTATGATTAGATTAGTTATTACAAGTTAATGTTAATTTCGCCAAACCGGTTAAATAGTGCATCAAGAATCAACTTCTCTGCTTTTGGGTCATTATCCATAATCAATTGATATAAGTCATATGAAATCGATGCTGAAACATCAACAGAGTGGCACCGGTTCGATAAGATCTCTTGATTTGGTGTTATTGATGCAACCATCTGAAATCGTACATCACCATGAAAGTTATTGATTTTAGCCATTAGTTACCTACACCATTTGCTTTGAGTTGTTCAATGATCGAGTGTTTCCACTTCAACTGCTGAATCATAGCACCATCTGAATATTTCTTACCAGTATCGATAAGAGTTGAAAATGCTATACCGGTCTTAGTAGGAACATATTTATCATTAATCTTGATTTGATATCCGAAATCATGAAGAAGTCTGTTTATTACTTGAGCTGAGAATCCAAATTCAGTACCTATATCAGTTGGAGTTAGTAATACTTCCTGATCATCATTAACGAGTTCGATAGATAGTGTTTGATGAAGATCAATACCGGTAATTTTACGTGTGGCTGCATTTGCTGATATGATTGCAGCATTACCTTTCAATCCAAACAGTTTAGCAACAATTGTAAGCTTCTTCATGATTGATACAGAATCATTAATCTTCTTCGTTGGGTTATCAGCTGCACCGAGAGCTACCTTCTCACATTGCTTGAAGTAGTCTCGAACTTCTTTACCTTTATCAGATGATGACATCATCGCGATATCTTTAGCAGCGTCTGGGTGGAATACGTAATCAGTACGAGGTCTACCACCTTGAGGGTTTTCCGCAGAATTGCGGAGAACTTGATAATCAACATTTTCGACAAGTTGTGCTTTTTGAATTGCGTTCTCTACATCACGAGTAAAGTCAGCTTCACGCTTACCAAGCCACAACATAAGAGCACGACCATCGACAGCAATCTTCTTGCTGTTCACTACTGCGACTGGAAACAATTTCTTTAATTCCATCTGGAACTCCTTTTGATAAATGTAGAAATCACCCAGGTGTATTACCCAGGTGATTTATGACGCTTCACAGCGTGAGTGCCGATTGTCCGGCCACTTATCAATTTACAAGTTCAATTTAACACCAAATTGATTACTTGTCAACAAATAAATTAAATATTCATCAATTCTCTGGTTTGGTCGAATGAGAACTCATATACCGGTTGACCATTTGTATTACATCCAACAGGAACAAAATCCCCACGTTCAATCTCTTCGGCATATTTCTTATGAATGATTGGGAGGAACGCTTCATAAGTCAGCACTTCGCGATTTGTCATCGATCGTTTCAAGTTTATCATATCAACAAGTTCTTCACCATCAACTTTATCATCAGTAGCATGGATAACAACGTGCTCAGGCTCTTTAGCAGCTTCAATGATGTGTTCAACAAGCTGATCTACTATCTTAGTCGAATGCAGGTCTTCAATGCCCAATAAGTTGCACAATAACTCTTTTGCTTTTCTTGCATGATTCATTAGATCCTCCAACTGTAGATTCCATGGCTATAACATTTTGATAATACTCGTACATCCCAGTAAACAACTTTAAACTCAAGACCATTATTAGTCTCATATACAACCTTTGATGATTTCTCACCAAGAGGTGTTATTAATGTGTGCTTCAATCCTTCGGTTAAAAATATCTCAGCTAAAAGAAAGTTCATTCGTTTAGCGTCTACACCAATCAACTTCCCAAGCTTATGTGCTGTTAGATACTCCGGTAGTGATGAGTACCCATTCTTTGGTTCTCCGATGACCTGTCTCATAATTCCTCCTACATACAACTAAATCTACTTATCTACCTATATTTATAGGCCGACCTATTATTTCACACATTGACCAGAAATTGTATAGATCAATCGATCAAATTCATCACCTAGACACTGATCCTGATGAGGGCATGAGATTCCGCGGAGCTTATCAATTTGTGAAGGGGCATATGAACACCCCATACAGTTTATCTGTTTGTTATTCATCATCAGCCCATGACATAAATCTACGCAGCTCTTCAATACTTTCTGGATGAAATCCTTCTGGATCTGTAATAACATAATTTTCATACTCGTCATCACTCATATCCATTACTGGTTTCTTTGTTGATTTTGTGTTCATCTTGTTCTCCTTACACATTTTATTACCCAACATAAGTTTTCAATCCAACATCTTTTGCAACCTGATTCATAACATCCTTCACCCGAGGATCATCACTGTAAAGAGCATCATAAACGTAGATCACTGATATCTCAGGATCCAATCGTTTAATCACCTCAGTCATTAGATCAACCTCGAACTTGAAGAGGTCCTTCGATATATGTTTATAACCATGTAAACGTTTGATAGATTTGATGTTTGATAAAAACTCAGGACAATACACTTGATAAAATTCATGAATTGGTGACTTCTCCATCTGCCATATCTCTTGATTGAAGAATGATAGATGGCACTTCTTGATATCCTTGAGATCAAGTTCACTACTATTCGCTATGTTCTGATGTGCAGCCCCGGAGATGAAGTTAGTCTCACCGGTTGTATCATACATGTAGTACGCCAAATTTGGATGGAGTGACTTGTAATCAGACTCACAGGAACTCATAGGAACACCGTTAATGGTACAAAGAGCACGAATCCATGATGGCATAAGGGTAAATGTATCAACAACCCTTCCTCCAGCCTTCTCACTAGAGATCTTAGGTATCTCAAATCCACCTTCTGTAAGAGCCTTGAATAGATTGATACTTTCCTCAACAAATGTATACTTTCCCTTTTGAAATTCATTTGATGAATGTTTACCTAGAATCTTTAATATCTTACCATTCTTCAGAACAGTCCCTTTAAGCCTCTGAGCCTCTTCTTTGATCTGATCTATAGTTGGAATAGTAACATGCTTATAACTCTGCATGATGCGTAGAGCAATAGGGTTTCTAGAAGCCTTGATGATTCGTTTAGACATGATCTTGAGTCTGACATACTGAGCAACCTTTGTTTTAAGTTTACAACGTCTTTTACCTTTATTGAAGTAATGATCAGTGAATCGATACCCATAACCCTTTGACCCATGATGATAATAACCATCACACTCAATGATAGCCGGTTTATCTGTTGGAGTTGATAGTGCATTAATGATAGCGGTATATTTTACAGTTCCAAACAAATAAGACAATTGTGAACTAAGCATTATCGTGTAAGGATTATTATCCCCATATTTTATTATCAATGAGCAGAATAGTAAGCAGCTTTCAACTGCAACTTCATGATCTGGATGAATGGAACTTTTAAGCTCAGGTGATATGTGATTTCTGATGACAGATTCAACCACATTTGGTATGGTAATATCCTCTGATAATGACTCAAAATTGAGCAGTTTTAGGGTGTCTTCATCGACAGGGGTGTAGCCTTTTTTATATTTCGCTGTAATGAGCTCAAACATCAACCTGTTAAGTATCTTTTTATTAGTACTAGATCTATTACCCTTCTTGAGGCTAATTGTAGTCCTCTGGACCTTTGAGCCCTTTTTTTCCTTTATTACTTTTATTAATTTTAGGGATTTTCCTTTTAGTCTTTGATGAACTTTTGAAGTCTTAACCTGAATTGAACTTTCCTGAACAGAAACATTTTGAGAAAGAGAATTGCACTTAGAAGTTGAATTGCCCTTTGAAGTTGAATAGCCATTAGAGTCTTGTAGCATATTGAATCCTTTAATAGTTTAAAACAGTAATCCCCATAATTGCCCTCAAGTACTAAATGAGAACAAGCCCAATATACCAAAAAAGAAAAGCACTGTCTATAACTTTTTATTGATTCTATTAAAAATGAAATTAAAAGTTGACAGCTCATAGATTCTTTGTTATATTCTGGATGACTTGAATAGAGCCCCATTCAAGTCTGTAGTTTTAAACAGTGGTTACCAGTACTACAGAAAGAGCTTCCCTGACCGGAGGCTCTTTTTGTATCTATCACTGAAATAAATGAAATATAAAGTTGACACTCATTTGAAAAAAGAATATATTTGACATTGTAACGATTGAATGATCAGTACGAAGGTGAATGAGTTTAAATGAGGTTTAGCCTCCAACTGTCCTCGAAACTCAGTCCCTTTATGAACTAAGAACTAGATTTGTTACAATCAAAATGACATCCCAGTCAGATAGGGACTCTAGAAGCTTTGACTAGAGTCCCTTTTTTATATCTATAAATATCTCATGAGTGCCTAATATGATTATACGACCATAGAGTCTAATAAAACTCCCATGAGGATAAACTATGACAAAACCAAGAACTGCTGTATCAAAGGTTGGACTAAATCAACTAGCCAAGAAGCGAGCTACAGCAAATCCAGCACCGAAGAAGCCAAGAACAGCATGGAATAAGTCTTACACAGTTGATGAGATGCTTATCATTCTAGATAAGACCATCAAATCTTATTCACGCAGCAAGAGCATCTCATATCACAAGATCCTAAACAATCTATCAACTCTCAGTAAATCAGCATGGGCAAATTACATGTCTGGTGGTATCTATCCAAATACAGAGATTCAGGCTAAATTTCAGATCCTAAAAGAAATTCAAGAAGATAAAGCAGTTGATGGTGCCATGTCAGGTAAATACAACTCGACATTTGCTGCATTCTTACTCAGAACCCGACATGGATATGTTGAACAGCAGCATACCGATCGTCTCGCATTCGAGAAGGAAAAACTTGCTGCGGCTTCACTTGGTGATGGGGATCAACCAATAAATATCAATTTTACAATTGCCGAACATAGGTCTGAGGAACAAATTGATAGGTTGTTGGAGGATCAATGATACACTTTATATATGAAACGACTAATTTGATTAATGGTAAGTTTTATCGTGGTAAACACTCAACTAATAATCTTAATGATGGTTATCTTGGAAGTGGTAGCTTATTGAAAAAAGCTATTGCTAAATATGGTAAGGACAACTTTACTACTGAAATACTTGCTATGTGTGATTCTGAATCTGATGCGTATGAACTTGAAGAGTTGGCAGTGACAATAGATGATGTGAATGATCCTATGTGTTATAACTTATCTATTGGTGGTGGTGGTGCAGGAGCATGTAATAGATCAGAAGCTCATAAAAAAGCCATATCAGATGTGCAGAAAGGTAATACACACTGGTTAGGTAGAAAACATAAGGATGAGTCAAAGAAACTAATTGCATTGAACAACAGTAAAAGAGTTATAAGTGATGCTACAAAGCACAAACATATGATGTCTCAAAAGAAAAAGCCATGC